CGCGACCATGACCGGCAATGATGCTGCCGGACTCGTCCACCAGGACTGCGGTGGTGAATCCCCACTCGCGGATGCTGGCCGCGATCTGGGCCACCTGCTCCTCGCTGTGGGTGCGCGAGTTCTTGGCATATGGCACCAGCTTTTCGATTGGCCACTGCTCGACCTTATCGGCTGGATTTACTTTGTGTGATTTCGTGGTCATGCTGCATTCTCTCCTTTTTCGAGTCTGTTGGCCACCAGGGTGGCGTAGCCTGCAATGTCGATCCAGTTGTCGGCATAGTTCGGATCGCCGTTGATGATTCGTGCGATTTTGTGGGAGATCATATCCAAGGCCTCCAGTTGATCGGACTCCAGTTCTTTGTTGCGTGCTCGCGCAGCGGAGTGGATGGCCTGCTTGATGACCTGGCTGATTTCGGCATGGCCTTGAAAGCTGCCGTATCTGGCCTGGCGTCCTGCCAGCATTTCGTTGATGTTTGTCGCTTCACTCATGTTAGTACCTGCTTACTTTTCTGTGGATAACTTTTCTCTGGAAACTTGCCGCATCGATGCCCCCCTGCCCCCTCACTCTTAAGAGAGTGAGGGGAGGGGAGGGGGCTTTTTCGTGCGTTTTGCCCCCTAACCCCAAAACACCCTAGAGGGGGATTCAGGGGGCTAGGGGGCATCACGATTTACCACCTTTTCGCATCATCATGGCACTCGATTGGACGTCGTCGACCACCACCCATCCGTGCTCAAGTGGGCTGATGAGTTCGGCCAGGATGAGTGCGCCGATCAATTTTTCTGGGTAGGCTGGGCTGAGATCGTTCTCGATGGTTCGAGGTTTTCGGCCATCGGCTGCCAGCTTGTCTTTGAGTGCAGACCTGCTAATATAGGGTAAACCCTCTCGCTCTTCAGCGCCTGTGCCCCACCAGGCGCTCTCGAATGTCTTTCGGTGGCTATCGATCTTGCTGTCTTTTTTGGCCACGATTGGGGCTTGAGCTTGGACGATCACAGCGCTGGTCACTTGCTGGTCGTCTTCGTCGCGCCAGCCAGGGATGGCCACTTGTTGCAGCTCCACGTGGATGGTCTCGGCCAGTTCTGCGTCTTTGGACTTGCGCTGCACGATCTGCATTGGCACGCCTTCCTTGCCTGGCACAATGCTTATCTCAATGTCCAAAGCCCCGCGCCATGCGCTGCTACCGCGTGCCCGGTGTTGTGCCTCGTCACTAACGCCGGTGTGATGAACAAGTACCACGCTGCACCCGAATTCGCTCATCAATCGGTTGCACGCGTCGAGCATCGTCTTTGCATCCTGGGCTGAGTTTTCGTCGCCGTTTAGAAAGCGGTGAAGGGTATCAACTACGATCACCTCGGGGCTGTATCCGAGCGCCCTGACCTGCTCCACCACTTTCAAATAGCCCTCGGCGGTGTTGAGGTCGCATCCGTCCCGAGAGAGCCACATTGAGAGACTGCCGGCCTGGTGTCTGTGTTTCCAAGCTGCGATGCGCCCGCGTAATCCGTGATGCCCTTCACCGGCTAGGTACACAATCCGCCCAGGCTTGACCTTTTGCCCGCACCATTCAGCCATGCCGCTGGCCATGCGCAGGCACCAATCCAGAACGACGAAAGTCTTTCCGCCTCCGCTTGGGCCATGCACCATGATGAGCGCGTCTTTCTGAATCCAGTGCTTCACCAGCCACGAGATAGGCGCAGGCTGTGCTGAAAAGTCATCGGCTGGAATCAGCCAGCCATCCTCGCGCTGTGGAGTGAGAAGCGCGGCCAGATTGTGCCCGGCTTGCATATAATCGTTTGCATCCATGCCCTCTATTGGAGGGACAACCACGCGCGCGCCGTACTTCGCGCTGGCCTGATCGGCGTACTTCTGGCCCGTGTGGCTCGCATCATTGTCTGCAACGATCACAAGCGCCTGAGCCGCGCCGAACTGCTGTCGAAGCATGCCGCACACTGGCACAAGATTCGAGGCGCTGTATGCGATGAATACCGGCTGGCCGGTGGTCTGGTGAATCGTCGCGGCGGTGGCGAAGCCTTCTGCAATGTAGATCGTCTTTGCATCTTCGAGCGCACCGAGCCACCAATAAGCGCCGCCAGTCTGCCCGCCTGGGTGGTATTTCTTGTCGCTTCCTGAATCAATGTATTGCAGCGACACCAGCTCACCATCGGGGCTGTAAAGCGGCACGATCAATCGGCCGTCGCCGGTCACTCGCGCGCCGTGTGTGGCGATGCCCTTGCGCTGTAGGTACGGATGCTCCGGGCTTGCGGCCTGGGCTTCTGACCATATCCGCCCCACGACATCGGCGGCAGTCTCGCGCCGCCTGGTCAGCTCTGCCTCTCGCAGTGCTGCGGCTTCGGCCATGCGCCGAGTGTGGGCCATCTGCTCAACGTGCGAGATCTTGCGGCCAACATCTGCCCGCCAAGATTGCACCAAGCCTGATCGCCAGCATCCGAACTGCCCAGCCGGGATGCCATCAGCGAAGATGATGTACCAGCCGGAGTCGCCGCGCTTGCCCGATGTGCAGAAGCGGTGCATCTTGCCGTCGATGTGGATCTGCTCCGGCGTGTGAGTGATGCCAGCCGCGCGCATGGCATCAATTAGCTGTGATTCAGGGGGGGCGACGGGCCGCGCCGCGTCTAGTGTGGGAAGTGACGCGACATCAAAAACGCGCCCGAGCTTTGCCATGTTTGCATGCTCCTTTGTGATTGGGGGGCCAATGATTGCACATCAAGGCTCAATCGTCATTAGGGTTTGTCCCGATGTGCATTGGTTCTTGAGCCGGTACAGTCTAGTACATGGACAGCGCGGTGCTGTTCAGCAAACCGGAGTAACCGACATGTACTACCCCACCGAAGAATCTTGGACTAATCAATTTGAGTTCGAGGCAGCAACAGAGTGCGAGCCTCTTACAGACGAAATCAAAGAAGCTGCGCTGCACAGCAGCGAAACTTGGATGTACTACCTTGGGTTCGGTGAAGTGAGCATTGGATCTGATGACGTCGCCAAGAGCCAAGTCAAGACCTGGCAACTTGACGCATCCGATGTTGCCAGCATGACGCATGAGCAGCTGGTCGTGCTCGTGATGATGGGCACTGACAAGCAAGCGCTGGAAGCGCGCTACGAACTGCGCCAGCGACTCGAACGCGATCAAGACCTGGCCGACTACATTGACGGCGAGGCCGTGAAGGCCTGGCCGAAGTACAAAGCAGAACAGTCTAGGCTGTAAGGGTTTGTCCTAATGGCAGGGGCTCAAAAAGCCCCTATCATTGAACCCATAGCGCGAACGGAATAGGCCGAAGGCGCTGAACCAGAAAGGAACTGACATGAACGCAATGGACATCGCCCTGACCCAAGCTGATGAGCTTGGCCTGTTGCTCGCTGAAATTGCCGAGCTGACAAAAAAGGCAGACGCCATCAAGAATGTAATGAAAGATGTGGCCACGGCTGGCGGTGACGCAGTGACGATTGGCAATCTGTTCAAGGCTTCGGTTATTGAAGCTAACCGGAAGGTCACTGACTGGAAGGCCATTGCAAAGGCATACAGCATCCCAGCTGAAGTGATAGATGCCAACACCAGCATCACGGCAGTCTTCAGCGTCAAAGTGACGGCGCTGTAAGACAAATGAACTAGGGTTTGTCCTAATAGGCAAGCCCTGTTCGTCAGAACACAATAGAAGCTCATCAACCGGAGTAACCGAAATGCTTAAAACCTACACGATCAACAACGTCAAGACAAATACCTACCTCGGCACGTTCGAGGCTAACAGTCAAAGTGGTGCACTGGACGAATTCGCAAAGACACATGGTTATGCCAACTATGAAGACTTTTGCGAAGTTGAAGACTTGCGCGAGCCGGTTGGAGAAGACGACATACAAGTCGATCTGCAATTGCGAGATCGAGATGGTAACTACCGGTTTGCCAAATCCTCTCTCATCGATTGGATGGGAATGATTCCATCACACATCTTGAGCGCAATCGCCACCGGGCAAGTCAATGCAAGGCTTGCGGCTGTAGATCTGCTGTCCATGCGTGGGCAATGTGTAGAAACGTTGACTTGGCTCAAGTTCAGCGAAGCTGAAGAAGTCGCCATTGAATGGCGCAAGAAAGTTACGGCATAATCACCCGCCCCGCAAGGGGCATCCATCAACGCCAAACCGGAGAACCGACATGGCAATCAATCTAAAGAGAAGCGGCACCCTGGCCGCGCATGGCGTCAAGCTGCTTGTTTACGGGCAAGCTGGCGCAGGTAAAACGTCGCTCATCCCAACCCTGCCAGCGCCCATTGTCCTGAGCGCTGAAGGCGGCTTGCTTTCAATCGCCGGTGCCGATGTGCCATACATCGAGATCAGCGACATGGCAACACTGCGTGAGGCTTGGAGCTGGCTCAGCGAGAGCGCCGAGGCAAAGGAGTTTCAATCGGTGGCGCTGGACAGCATCAGCGAGATTGCCGAAGTCGTGCTAAACGCCGAGAAGAAGGCCACGAAAGACCCGCGCCAAGCTTACGGCGCGATGCAAGAACAGATGGCCGACATCATCCGGGCCTTCCGCGACCTTCCTGGACGGCACGTTTACATGAGCGCCAAACTCGAAAAAACGCAGGACGAAATGGGCCGGGTGTTGTATGCGCCGAGCATGCCGGGCAATAAGACCGGCCAGCAACTGCCATACTTCTTCGACGAGGTGCTGGCCCTGCGCGTAGAGCGTGACGCAGAAGGCAACAGCCAGCGTGCGCTTATGTGTGATTCTGATGGCCTTTGGCTGGCCAAGGATCGCAGCGGCAAGCTTCAAGCGTGGGAAGCGCCTGACCTGGGCGCAATCATCAACAAGATCGGAGCATGAGCATGGATTACATTGACTTGGAACTGTTGGCCCGTCAGTGGCAAGAAGCAAAAGAAGCTGAGCGCGTAGCCGTGGCAAAGCGCCGTGAGCTTGAAGATCAAATGAGCAACGCGCTTGGCGTGGACGCAGCAAAAGAAGGTACAGAAACGCATCTTCTGCCAGAAGGCTTGATGATCAAGATCATCAGCCGCCTCGACCGCAAGGTTGACGCCGATAAGGCGCAGGAGCTGGCCGCAGAGCATGATCTACAGAATGCGCTCGGTGCGCTTTTCAGGTGGAAGCCTGAGATTGATATGGCCGCATGGCGCAAAGCGCCCGCAGATGTGACCGCTATTTTCGCTGGGGCCGTTACCGTCAAGCCCGGACGCCCTTCTTTCACTATTGCAACCAAGGAGCAATAAAAATGGCTTTCCTTTCACAATCTTTCGCGGTTGACGAGTTGCCGCAAGGCTCTGGCGGTAACTTCGAGCCGCTGCCGGCTGGGTGGTATCAGGCCACGATCACATCGGCTGAACTGAAAAAGACCAAGGCCGGAACCGGAGAATACATCGCAATTCGCTACGACATCCTGGGGCCGACGCATCAAGGCCGGGTTGTTTTTGGCAACCTGAACATCGCCAATCCGAACCAAAAAGCCGAGGAAATCGGACGCCAGCAACTGCGCGAGCTGATGGTGTCAATCGGCCTCAACAGCGTGTCTGACACCGATCAACTCATTGGCGGTAGCCTTAGCATCAAGCTTGACGTAAAGAGTGACGAGCAATACGGCGACAAGAACGAAGTTCGCGGATTCAAGTCTGCCGGTGGTGGTTCTGCCGCGCCGAAGGCTGCTGCTTCTGTGCCCTCGTTCGCCGCGCATGCTGCTGCACCGGCTGCACCTGCAACTGCCAAGGCCGCGCCGCCCTGGTTGAAGAAGTAAACCAAAGCCCGGACAGGTTCCGGGCTATCTATTTGAGGTGAGCAATTGAGCACACTCCCCGACCCTCAGCATTCAATCACCGCCCTGATTGATGCTGCACACGAAGCGAAAGCGGAGGCCCCTCGGGGCCATTTGGGGGCTTCTCTGCTTGGCCACCACTGCGACCGCTGGCTATGGCTCAACTTCAGATGGGCCGTGATTGAGAAGTTTCCGGGCCGCATCCTGCGCGTGTTTAGGCGTGGCCACAATGAAGAAGCGCAGATTGTGAGCGACCTTCGAGCCATTGGCATCGACATCAGAGACACGCAAGGCGCACAGAGCCGGGTTGACTTTGGCTCGCATGTGTCCGGCTCGATGGATGGCATCATTCATTCCGGCGTGCCTGAAGCGCCGAAAAAGCGCCACATTGCAGAGTTCAAAACGCACAGCAAAAAGAGCTTCGACGAGGTTTCACGCGATGGCGTGGAGAAAGCCAAGCCGATGCACTGGGCACAGATGCAAGCCTATATGCTCGGCGCTGGCATTGACCGTGCGCTTTACGTGGCAGTCTGCAAAGATGACGACAGGCTCTATACCGAGCGCGTGCGGCTGGATGTGGATGCAGCGCAGCAGATTGTGGCGCGTGGCCAGCGCATCGCACTATCTGATCGCATGCCAGAACCGGTGAGCGCAGATCCGAGCTGGTATCAATGCAAGTTCTGCCCGGCGCATTCTTTCTGCCACCAGACCAAGCTGACAAAAGAGGTCAATTGCCGAACCTGCGCCCACTCTACGCCGCTCAGTGATAGCACATGGCATTGCATACGCTGGGATGATGTGATTCCAGTTGAAGCGCAGCGCGAAGGCTGCACCGGGCATGTGTTGCATCCTGACCTTGTGCCCTGGCATCGCAAAGAAGGGCCGGATGAATTCACGGCGGTTTATGTAGTGGATGGTGCCGAGGTGGCAAATGGCGAGCCGGATGCAAACATCTACTCAAGCCGTGAGCTGATCGCAAACGCGCCGGCCTGCACTTGGCAAGAGGTGAAAGACTTGCGCGGGCAGTTCCCCGGCTCAAAGATCACAGCATGAGCCAAAGCCGCGCACAAAGCATGATTGAGAGCGCGGCCAATGTAGTGATCGGCTACATGGTTGCGCTTGGCAGTCAATTGGTGGTTTTCCCTATGTTCGGCGTTCACCTTCCGCTGCAAGATAACCTATTGATTGGGCTGTGGTTTACGGCAATCAGTCTGGTGCGGAGTTACCTTGTGCGCCGATGGTTTAACAGGATGTTTCGATGAACTGGTTTTTCTGGCGCAAGCCCAAAGTCAAGCCGCAGCCGCCTACGCTCGAGGATCTGTGCAAGATCGCAATGGATGCAAACGTGGGCGAAGAAGTGACGATTGCCGAGCTGCTGCGAGCACATAAAACAATTGTGGCGGTGTATCACAAGTACAACCACCCTGGAGCTGATTGAAATGCTGCGCGAATACCAACGCCGAGCAATCGACCAGCTCTATTCATGGTTTGAGCAAAACGAGGGCAATCCTTGCCTCGTGCTGCCGACCGGAGCAGGTAAAAGCCATATCGTGGCCGCGCTGTGCAAGGAAGCTGTGCAGAATTGGCCAGAGACTCGCATTCTCATGCTCACGCATGTGAAAGAGCTGATTGAGCAGAATGCCGAGAAGATGCGCCTACACTGGCCCGGTGCTCCGCTTGGCATTTATTCTGCAAGCATCGGACGCAAGCAGCTGGACGAGCCGATCACGTTTGCTGGCATTCAATCACTGCGAGGCAAGGCTGACAAAATCGGCCACGTTGACCTGATTGTGATTGACGAATGCCACATGGTCAGCCACAAGGACGAGGGCGGCTACCGTGAGCTGCTGAATGCTCTGAAAGCTATCAATCCGAGTCTGCGCGTGATCGGTCTTACGGCCACGCCGTACCGATTAGGCCACGGCATGATCACTGACAAGCCCGCGCTATTTGATGGCCTGGTGGAGCCAGTGAGCATCGAGGAGCTGATTCATAAAGGCTTTTTGTCAAAGCTGCGCAGCAAGATAACGAAAGCAAAGCTATCGACAGAAGGCGTTCATAAGCGAGGCGGCGAGTACATTGAGGCCGAGCTGCAAGCCGCCGTGAACAAAGCAGACAAAAACGCCGCAGTGGTTGCCGAAGTTATGGCGCTGGCCGGTGATCGCAAGGCGTGGCTGTTTTTCTGCGCCGGCGTGGCGCACGCTGAGGCGATTGCAAATGAGTTGAATGCGCAAGGCATAAAAGCGGAGTGCGTGACGGGTGCAACGCCGAAAGCGGAGCGTGAATCAATTTTGAGACGGTACAAAGCCGGAGAAATCCGCGCACTGACAAATGCCAACGTGCTGACCACCGGCTTCGATTACCCTGACATTGACCTGATCGCCATGCTGCGCCCGACCATGAGCGCGAGCCTTTACGTGCAAATGGCAGGGCGTGGCCTGCGCGTGAAAAGCCACACTGACCATTGCCTTGTGCTGGACTTCGCTGGTGTGGTGGAGACTCACGGGCCGATCACTGCGGTAAAGCCGCCTAACAAGGTTTCAGGCGAAGGCGATGGCGAGGCACCGGTCAAAGTGTGTGACTCATGCGGAGAACTATGTGCAATATCCGCAAAAGAATGCGAAGCCTGCGGAGCCGCTTTCCCTGAGCCAAAGAAGAAAGATCTGAAGCTGCGCGATGTGGACATTCTCGGACTAGACCCAATTGAGATGCCGGTACGCGCTTGGCATTGGAAAGTACACGTCAGCCGGGCCAGCACAAAGAAGATGCTGGCAGTGACGTACTACGGGCGCGACCTTGCAAGCCCAAGCGTCACCGAATATCTGCCGGTTGCGCATGACGGCTATGCCGGCGACAAAGCGATGCAGACGTTTATGGCCATGTCTCGCAGCGCCGGCCTGAATCCGGCTGACTTGATGAAAGACACCGAGCCGAACGGCTGGCTGAGCGATTCGCTGATTTTGAGATTGAACGGGTCAAAGCCTCCTGTTTACCTCAAATACAAGATGGACGGTAAGTTTTGCAGAGTAACTAATAGGAGTTGGCATGCGCCCACCTGAACCTAGTTTTGTGATCGCCTGGCGCGAGTTTGACAAAAAAGGCCCGCCGAAGTGTTGCCATACATGCGAGTGGTACAGCAAAAACGGCAAGTGTGAGAAACATGGAATGGAGCCGCCTGCGGAGTTCGCAGCTACTGAAGATGATTGTGAAGATTGGCTTTGGGAGATTCCGTTTTGACTACTGACCGCATACCAACCGAGCACGAAGAACAACGCCAATTTGTTCAATGGTTCCGCAGAAGCTGGCCAGATGTGCGCATCTTTGCGATTCCGAACGGCGGTGCAAGAAGCGCGGCCACCGCTGGACGCCTGAAGGCCGAAGGCGTGGCGTCAGGCGTGCCGGATATTTTCGTGCCAGCCTGGAGCCTATGGATTGAGATGAAGCGCACGAAAGGCGGCAGCGTGAGCGCCGAACAGAAGGATTGGCTCCAATATCTGGAGGGCATCGGTCACACGGCTATCGTATGCCGGGGCTGTGAGGATGCAAAAAAGCAGATTGAGAACCTGATTTTGAAAGGTACGAAAGAATGAAGAATAACAATATCTAGCAAAGTCTATCCAAGTCTATCCACATCTAACCCAAACGGGATATACAAATGAAGAAGAAACGCAAACTGCCGCAGTATGAATGCGCCTACACGGTGATGGATGAGCTGCTGGCCAGCCCTACAGCGCCGCTGCAAGCTGAAAAACGCACGTACCAGCTAACGCGCATGTACCAGGGATTGCATGAGATCGAGCAAGGCCAGAACCCAACACCGGAGGATTGGCGACTTGTTTCCAATGCTGTCAACCTGCTGGAAACCCTAGTACGAGACATGAAGGTTTGTGAAGACAATTCAGGCTTGCTACATGATGCAGTTGCAGCATTGGCAAAGGCTGGCAAGCGTCACAAGTGCGGGGGCGCATTGCGATTGGATGGTGAAGGCATCGCCGCAGTTCGGGCTGTGCTTGATGACTACGCCGCGCTGCTTGACGTATTGCCAGCTCGCACGATGATCCGGTGCCACCGCCTGACAGAGCGCCGAATCATTGACTTAATCAAAGGTAAAACACGGTTAGAGGATGTTGTTGTATGAAAAAAAAGCGAAACCAACCCGACAGTGTGCGCAACAAAATACTGGAGTCTCTTGAGGCTTGCGGGCCGATGACTCGTGCAGAGATTGAGCGCGAATGCGGCCTGAAGTACAAGTCGGCATCATCGTCAATTGATAAGATGATGCAGCCGAATCTGCACCGATCCAAGCGGCCAAAGCTGCTCTACGTCAGTTCTTGGGTATCGGTAGATGCCACATCAGGGCACAAGTATTTGCGCCCGGTGTACGCGATTGGCAACCGGCCAGATCAACCAAAGCCAGACGCAAAAGAAACAAGAAAGGAAAGGAACGCTAGGTATTGGCAGCGCCGTAAGCTGAAAAAAGGCGCTGGAGCTTCAATCTTTCACTTTGCAATGTCCCAGGCTAAAGGAGGCCTAAAAGATGTCATTCAGCAATTTTCAACGCACAGCGACTTGGCTGCATAACTGCGGCAAAGAATCCAACAAGCTAAACGCCGAAGCCATCAGCGTGCAGATCGGATGCCACATCGAGGAGGTATGCGAGCTTCTGGACAACCTGAGCGTGAGCAAAGAAGGATACGCGCGGCTTTTGCAGCGCTGCGTGATTGACCTTAACGCGCTGGCGCTCAAGCTCAAAACCGGCGGCGTGATCGCCTACATTCCTGAGCATTTGCGCGAGGATTGCTTAGATGCTCTGTGCGATGCCGAGGTGACTGGAAACGGCATTGCATACCTGGCGCAGATGGACAAGGACGAGGCCGATGATGCCGTTCTGACATCAAACGAGGCAAAGCTGGTTGATGGAAAGCCGGTGATTCTGCCAGGCGGCAAGATTGGCAAGCCTGAAGGCTGGAAACCGCCGAACCTGAAGCCATACGTTTAAGGGTTTGCCCTAGTAGGCAAACGATCAACAAAGCCCGATGATTCGCTCATGGGCTTTTTTTTGGAGATAAAGAAATGAAACGTTCACACATTGAGACACCTCGCACGATGCAAGACGGCGAATGGGAAACCGGCTATCACTCAGTCGAGGAATATGATCGTGAGACAGCAGAAGTGGCTAAATACGTTCTCGGCCTGTGTGCTGTGATCGTGCTTTGGGTGTTGATGTCTTATTTTGTCTTTTGATCATGCGATGCGCAAACTGCAGATCATTGACGCGCGTGCTTGAAACACGCAAGCATTCAGCATTTGAAAGCAAAGGCGAGCTTTTGCGCAAACGTGAATGCGAAAACGGGCACCGTTTTTTCACGGTGGAAAAGTTGATAGCACTGCAATGCAAAGACAGAAACAATCATGAGC